CAGCAAGCTGATGTAATTACCTTATATTATAGTAGTAAAGGAAGAATTGGACACACCGGTTTCTTTGATCATATGCAGTCAGAAAACATGACTGTTAATTATGAGGGGAATACAAACAGGGGAAATTCAAATGAGGGTGACGGAGTTTACCTTACCTTTAGGCCGTTAAAAACATTATACTCAATAACATCATGGATAGACTAATTAAAAATCTACACTGGGTGATAATCCTAATACTAGGGATTATAGCTGTAGTATTTTATGAGATAGCTGCCAATAATAAGAAGGCATTACAAGAACAAATAGAGTTTAATAATGCAAAAGCTATTAGGGATAGCATTCTTGTAAGGCAAGTTATCCGGGCAAAAGATGATGCTGCTTTTAGATACAGAGACAGTTTAAGACAACAAAAGATTAACTACATAAAGCTCCAAAATGAAAAACAACGAGTTAAGATTATTAGGGATATTAAGTATCTTCCTGCTGCTGATGACAGCACCAAAGATGACATTTGGCTCAACTCCTGGACAGCCGAAGACAGTCTTCTTTACTGATACCATTGGTAATGGTTTTAGAGATACTCTAGATATCCTACGCAGACCTCCTAAAAGATTGATTTATCAAAAAGAAAAGGGGGTGTTTCTTAATGAGCTTCAAGAGCAGATAACTCTGGAGAAACTCTTGTGGAAAGAAGTATACCGTCAGGATGCTGTGGCTATGTATTGGATTAACATTGCTCTTGAGGAAAGAATCAATGAGATAATTGCCCGTAATAAAAAGATTGAGCAGGATTTAGCTAAAGCTGAAACTGAGGCTCTAAGGGCAACAGCAAACATGGAACATTACCGTGATCTCTACAAGAGCAATGAATCACAGAATGTAACTCTTAGACAAGACAATGCCAAACTCAAGATAAAACTCTGGGTATGGAAAGGTATAGGTATTACAGCTACGGGTGGCTTTGTTTATTTAGGTGTAAAACAGTTGTTTTTCAAATAAATTTTCTTATCTTATACACATGGGACTCGGCAATAATAACTATCAATCAGGATCTAAAAAGTCTAACTTTGCTTTTCAGTTAAAGGTACTACAGGCTTTACAAAGAATTCTTAATGCATTAGGAGGCTAATATGGGACTAGGAAATGGTAACCCTAATGAAGGGAATAAAGGTTCAAATTTTAATTTTGAACTAAAGATGCTTCAAGGTCTTGAAGCAATTGCTAATGCCTTAGATGGAGGTAGTGGTGGAGGATCAGGTGATCCTGCACTTAATCCTGGACCTGCTTTTTCAAGTGGAGTCTTTAGTGCAGATGATATCATCACTTTTTCTGATGTAGATATTAATCTTAATACTTCCTGGGGTACATATCAGAAGATTGGTAATATAGTTTCAACAGACATTAATATAGATGTTACTGGAATAACTGATACTACTGGTAGCATATATATAGCTCTTCCAGTTACTGTTGTAGGAGATATTACATCTGGTTCAAAATATGTTACTGGTACAATGAATGTATCCACTAAAATTGGACAGTTATTAAATACCTATGACTTTGAAGCCATTTCTGAGACAGCTGTAGCATTTAATTATGCATTTAGTGTTGTCACATCAGCAACAGTTATTAGGTTGTGCATAACCTACGTCTATAATACTAATATTGCAAATCTTGTGGATGCACCAATTGCTTTATAATGCTCTATGGAAATAACCTCTCTAACTTTCAATATAAAAGATGTGATAACTATAGTTGTGGGTATTGCTTCTTTCCTTGGTTTCTATTATGCTCTAAAACGAGAGCTGGAAAAAGTCAGCACAAAAGCTGATATGATAGAAGAAAAACATAAAGAAGATCACCAAATTGTAATGCAAGCCATGAAAGATCACAAAGAAGAAACTGATAAGAAGGAAGACATGGTTTATAAACGTATCAGTGAGATACGTGAAGAGGTTAAAGATGCACATGGCAAACTAGAAGTAAAAATTGATGCTATAGTAGGTAGTCTCTCTACAATGAGTGCTAATCTATCTGAGCTTACAGGATATATAAAAGCTAAGAAAGAAAATTAATACAGCTGTTTCTCTGCTGTTTTGTTGATTGTTGATTTGTTAGTAGGAAACCTGAGAGAAATCTCAGGTTTTCTTTTGAATAAAATAAAGTTAACTTTTGGAAGTTTAAACTTTTGTAGTATATTTGAACATAATTTAAAAATCAACAGAATGGAAAATGCACAAGATCCTGGTTTTTCTCAGGAAGAAATGAATGCAAGAAAACAAGAAATGCTTGAATTTTACAAAGAGCAGATTGATTTTCTTGAAGTTCAAGTAAAATTTGAAACTCTTACTGCTGAGATTGAGGAGCAAAGACTCAAGCGTATAGTAGCAATGGTAAGACAAGCTCAGATTCAAAGTCCTCCTGAAGAACATGAACCTGGTGAAAAACCTGAAGAAGGTAAAAAAAGAACTCTACGTAAAGAGGCCTAACTCTTAATTGCTAAACCAACACACATGGCAATTGTAAATCAAGTACAGAAAAAAATAAGAATGGAAGTCTGGGATATTACTAAGTTCCAGCTGGCTATTCATTGTCATCTACATGACATATCTATTTCTAGCCTTGATCTTAATTGTTTAACTTTATTAGCCCTTTACGGAGAGAAAGAACTTACAGAGTTTTGTGAGGCTGCTGTTGAAAAGAAAATTTTCGGCAGCAGCCAATCTGTAAGGAATGCTCTAGCTAAAGCAGAAAAAAGAAAGCTTATTGTAAAACAGGGAAGGAGTAAGAAGAAGATCCAGATTAATCCTGAGATAAGGATTCAAACCAATGGTAACATACTCCTTGACTATAAAATTGTAAGAATTGAATCCAAAAAAGATTAAACCTTTTCTTAAATCTGTAAGTGAAGATTTAGATGTGGATCAAAGTCTTGTTATAGATATCTATGAGTTTTACTGGAGTAATGTCCGTAAAAGTTTAACTACAGTACCTTATCCTAGAATAAACATTGAAAATTTAGGAGTGTTTGAAGTTAAACTTAAAACTTTAGATCTTACAATACAAAAGTACAAAGCTTATTTAAACAAACTGGATGCTGCTAATTTCTCTAAATATCCTAAGTATGAAAATGCTAAAAAAAGATTGGATGTTTTAGAGGCTACAAAAGAGATACTGCTAGAAGAAAGAGAAAGAAAAAAACAAATTAAAATATCAAGACATGGGAACACTACTGGAGATATGGAAGAAAAAGGGGGAGATTCTTGAGGGAATCAAGAACTCTGTCTTTAAAACAGAACATGTTGAGGAGGTAGCTGCAGCAAGAAATGCTATTTGTCAATCATGTGACCTTATAGATAGAACTGGTGATGAATGTGTAATGCCCGGTACACAGCCATGCTGTGGTGTATGCGGGTGTTCTTTACAGTTCTTGCAGAGATCTCTGTCCTCAAAATGTGAGGAAGGTAAATGGGATGCTATACTTACTGATGAAGAGGCTGATGCATTAGATAACCATTTAAATCCAAATGAAGAATGAGCTGGCAAGTATGTCCCCTATGTAAGGGTGAAGGTTTTATCCATAATGAATTAAGCGATCATGACATGGGATTTTTTGTTCCAGGTGGTGGAGTAAGATTTACTAAGGATTTTGACTGCACAGTGTGCAATGGTAAAAAAATAATTTCAGAAGTTACAGGGCTTCCTCCTCATTCTAATAGTAATGTTGATGCCCTAGAACTTTAATAAAACAAATACAACAAATGTCAGTACTATTTTTACCTCAAGAACATAAATACATAAGTATTGATCCAAATGAAAAGATAGAGTGGACTAGTGTTACTACTGTTATTTCTAAGTTCAAAGAGCCTTTTGATGCTGATAGAATTGCTATAAGCTCTTCTAAAAATAAGAAAGGTAAATGGTATGGTATGTCACCAGAAGATATTAAAAATGCTTGGAAAGCAGAAGCTGATAGAGCTATTACTTTAGGTACATGGTATCATAATCAAAGAGAAGCAGATGTCCTAGAATGTGATACAATTACACGGGATGAGTGTAAACTTAAAGTAGTTAAACCTGTAGAAGTTAATGGTGTTAAACAAGCACCTATACAAAAGCTAGAGAATGGTGTTTATCCTGAGCACTTTGTTTATCTTAAATCTGCAGGCATCTGCGGGCAATCAGATAGAGTAGAAGTAGTTAATGGTAGGGTAGACATCTATGACTATAAGACTAATAAAGAAATTAAAAAAGAGTCTTATGTAAACTGGGAAGGTGTTTCTAAAAAGATGCTGGCCCCTGTTAGTCACCTAGATGATTGTAACTACTGGCACTATACTCTTCAACTTAGCTTGTATATGTATATGATTATCAAGCATAATCCCAAGCTTAAGCCTGGCAAACTTGTTTTAGATCATGTAATATTTGAAGATGATGGTCTAGATAAATCAGGTAAAAAAATTCATAGGTTAGATATAGATGGTCATCCTATTATAAAAGAAATAGTAAGATATGACTTACCTTATCTAAAAGCAGAAGTAATTGCTATTATTAATCATTTAAAAGAAAATGTTACAGCTTAATCCTATGATCCCTATAAAAAGGGTTTCTGATGGTCTTGAGGGCTATGCTTTTCTTGTAATTGATTATTCTCAAGAACATGATTTGTTATTTACATGTGCTATGGATGATGGAGAAATATGGACGCTAAATAACAAAGAGATAAGATTTTGTAAAAATATTAGCCTTGAAAGAAAATGATTGTAAAACTGTTTGATATAGCCAATGGTGTAGTGATTCCTACGGAACATTGCTACACTCTTGTGTCACTAAAAAACATAATGGATGAGTATCCTGATGATTATTTAAAGATTTATCAGTACTTGTTCTATATGACCTGTCCTAATCCGGATATTAATCCTTTCTTTAATACCTCTGAGATAGACAAAGAAGAGATTATTCTAAATGAGATTCAAGCTGAGTTTTCAACTGAAGATCCTCCTATACAAGTGGCCCTAGAATTTTGTGCAAGAATGTATGAAACTCCTACATTTAGAGCTTATAAAGGTATAAAGCAAATGCTAGATAAGCTTGCTACGTACATGGAAACAACAACAATAACACATGGTAGAGATGGAAACATTAACTCACTTGTTGCAGCAGCAGCAAAATTCCAGCAGATCAGGGACTCTTACAAAGGCGCGTACAAAGATCTCCAAGAAGAGCAAAAAAGTCAAGTCAGAGGTGGAGCAGGACTTGCCTATGACCAAACTTAATTATGAATAGAGTGTTTCATGAAATGTGAAACAAATGGTTTTATTTCACTAAATGTGATATATCTTTATGATATAACTTTCTCATATGGCAAAATCTAACGTTGAAAAAACACCACCCAAAGGAGACATTAAGTTTTCTATTACTCTTTCTGAAGAACAGAAGCTTGCTAAAGAACTTATTATTGTTAAACCCTATAACTTTATTTTTGGTTCTGCTGGTAGTGGTAAGACATTACTAGCTGTTCAGATAGCTCTGGACTTTTATTTTAAAAGAAAAACCAATAAAATTGTTATTACAAGACCTACAGTATCTACTGAAGATAATGGGTTTTTACCAGGAACAGAAAAAGAAAAGATGGAACCTTGGCTTGTTCCAATCAAATCTAACATGAGAAAAGTCTATGATAAGCCAGAGATATTAACTAAGATGGAAGAAAATGAAAACATAGAGCTTGTTTCATTAAGCCATTTTAGAGGAAGAACCTTTGATGACTGTGTTTGTATTGTGGATGAATTTCAGAACCTTACAAAGTCTCAGTTACAGATGTGTATAGGAAGACTTGGAAAAGGTTCTATGATGATTTTTACAGGTGATCCAAATCAAATAGATTTGAAATACAAGGATCAATCTGCAATACATGATGTAGCTAAGCTAGAAAAATCACAATGGGTTAATAAAATAGTACTTCTTGAAAATCATAGACATGAAGCTTTGAATGATGTATTAAAACTATTGAATGACTACTGAACTATACCAACATATTCCTACATATAAAAATGGTGAGTGGAGTTATACTGACTTTGAGAGTCGGGAAGACTTTGCAACCTTTATAAAATCTATTTTTAAAGAGCCTGGAAAGTATAACTTTAATGAAACTTCCCGTTTATTTAATGAACAAGCTAGGCTTTTTAATGTCAATAACTTCTATTGTTTAGCACCTCAAGGCACTAAAGACTACATAAAGTATTGGGATACAGAAAAAGAAAAGTGTAGAAAGGGAGTACTTTATCATGATGGTAATGAGACCTGGTATCTTACTAGAGACTATTATATGTGGCTGAACTTCCTACCAATCTTTAACAAGGAGATTCAGAAGTTTGGTTTTGCAGATGTAAGGGATGCTCAGTACCACATGGCTCTTTATGAGATTTTAGCAGAGCTTAACTATAGACATGCTGCTATTCTTAAAAAACGTCAGATTGCTAGTTCATATTTCCATTGTGGTAAACTTATAAATCAGATATGGTTTGAAGAGGGTATTACCTTGAAGATGGGAGCTAGTCTAAAAGACTTTGTTAATGAAAAAGGTAGTTGGAAGTTTCTTGCAGAATATGAAGCTTTCTTAAATAAACATACAGCTTGGTACCGTCCTATGAATCCAAACAAAGCAATGTTCTGGCAACAGAAGATTGAGATTGTTAATTATATAGGCGGCCAGAAAAGAAAGTCAGAAGTAGGTCTTAAGGGTGTACTTCAAGCTATTTCCTTTGATAAGAGTCCTACAAATGCTGTCGGTGGTCCTACCAAGTACTTCTTCTATGAAGAGGCTGGTATTGCCCCTACTATGAATCAGACCTATGAGTATCTAAGACCTGCCATGAGATCAGGTATGATTACTACTGGTACTTTTATAGCAGCTGGTTCTGTGGGTGATCTTAGTCAATGTGAGCCATTAAAAAGACTAATCCTTAGTCCTGATGCTAATGGTATATATTCTGTAGAGACTAACCTGATAGATAAAAATAACACTATAGGAATGAGTGGTCTATTCATTCCTGAGCAGTGGTCTATGCCACCATATGTAGATAAGTATGGTAATTCTAAAGTTGAGGAAGCTTTAGCAGCATTAGATGAACAATTTGCCCAATGGAAAAAAGATCTTAATCCTCAAGAGTATCAGCTCCGTATTTCTCAGCACCCTAGAAACATTGAAGAAGCTTTTGCTTTTAGATCTGTATCATTGTTTCCTCCACATCTTGTTTCTGCCCAGAACCAAAGGATTGAAGAAAAAGCCTATCCTTATGAGTTTCTAAGTATTGGTAGAGATGCTAGAGGAGAGGTGGTTGTAGAGCCTACAAACAAACTTCCTATAATGGAATTTCCAGTAACTAAGAATACTGAAGATAAAACAGGCACCTTGGTAGTATGGGAGAGACCAGAAAAAGATCCAGAATTTGGAACCTACTATGCATCTATTGACCCTGTGTCAGAAGGAAAGACTACTACTTCTGACTCTTTATGTTCTATATATGTCTATAAAACAGCAGTAGAAGTTACTAAAAATAATGGTTCTGAGATAACTACTTATATAGAACAGGATAAAATTGTAGCTGCTTGGTGTGGCCGCTTTGATGATATCAATAAAACACATGAGAGATTGTCTCTAATAATAGAGTGGTATAATGCATGGACTATTGTAGAAAATAACGTTTCTTTGTTTATCCAATACATGATAGCTCAGCGCAAGCAAAAGTATCTTGTACCAAGAACTCAGATAATGTTCTTAAAAGACATTGGTGCTAATGCTAGTGTATACCAAGAGTATGGATGGAGAAACACCGGCACATTGTTTAAAGCTCACATGCTTAGT